TTAACAAATCATGTAGATACTTCCCATTGCCTTTTAATTCAGGCAGATGGATTTGTTATCAATCCCGATAAATGGGATAATTCTTGGTTGGAATATGACTATATTGGGGCACCTTGGGAATATAATGAAAATGCCTATATCGATCCATTTGGCAATCATCAAAGAGTTGGTAATGGTGGATTTAGTCTAAGAAGTAAAAAATTATTAGATGTTCCGAAAAAAGAACATGTTGAGTGGGATGTAAATCGTGGAGATTTTTATAAACATATGAACGCAAATAACTTTGCGGAAGATGGAAATATCTGTGTCCATAATAGACATATATACGAAAGATGTGGATGTAAATTTGCTCCAATAGAAGTTGCCGCTAAATTTGCTCACGAAAAACCTATTAAAGAAACTGTTGGGATAGTTCCCTTTGGATTTCATTATCATCTACCAAAAAATACAAAATTATGATCGGATTTAATCATATAGGTCGTCATGGACGACTTGGGAATCAAATGTTCCAGTACGCTGCTTTGAGGGGAATTTCTTCTCTGAAAGGATATGAATTCTGTATTCCCGAATCAGAGTTTAAAAATGAGTGGGAAGATCATCAATTATTCGAAGCATTCTCTCTTCCTAATTTAAAAAATAAAAAGTTTTTATCTGGAAATTATTATCAAGAAAATCAATTTAACTTTTCCCAAGAATATGTTGATGAGTGTCCTGATAATGTAAATCTATATGGGTATTTCCAAACTGAAAAATATTTTGAGCATATTGCCGATAGTATTCGCGAAGATTTTGTCTTCAAACCAGAAATCTTGAATCCATGTAAAGAAGCTTTCCAATTTGATGAAGTAATTTCTTTGCATGTCAGAAGGACTGATTATGTAGAAAAATCTCAGGATCATCCGCCACTTCCTCTTGAATATTATGAAACCGCTCTGAGTAAGTTTGATTCGGATCTTCCTGTTCTTATTTTCTCCGATGATGTTAATTGGTGTAAAGATCAAGATATGTTTAAACCAGATAGGTTTATGATTTCTGAGTCTGGATGGAACTTGGTTGATATGTGTCTGATGTCTATGTGTTCTCATCACATTATCGCAAACTCATCATTCTCCTGGTGGGGGGCATGGTTGTCTGGTTCTGATAATGTTATTGCTCCGCCACAATGGTTTGGTTCGACTGGGTATACCGCAAAGCATAATACTCAAGATATTGTTCCGGAGCGTTGGGTTAAATTGTGATGAAAGATTTATCTGTTGCCATACCAACATATGAAATGAATGGTATGGGAGCATATTATCTTTCGGAATTATTTGAAACTATCAAGGTTCAGGACTTTGATAGTTTTGAAGTATGTATTTCTGATCATTCTGTAGATGATAGCATACTCCAAGTATGTGAAGAATATGCTAACCATTTTGAAATTCGTTATTTCAAGAATGAAAGTAGTAGAGGTAATGGTCCAGCAAATACAAATTCTGTCGTTGAAATGTGTGAAGGAAAAATAACCAAACTCATTTTTCAGGATGATTTGTTTACAGATAAGTCTGCTCTATCAAGAATAAAAAGTGCTTTTGATAAAACAAAGTGTTCTTGGTGTTTCAATGGATTTTCTCACACAAATGATGGAAAAAATTATTTTAGATATATGATTCCTAAATGGACTGATATGATGTTGGAAGGAAGAAATCTTTTGGGAAGTCCATCTTGCGTTTCTTTTTTAACTGAAAAATTCGTTGGATTTGATGAAAAACTAAAACTTCTTATGGATACTGACTTCTATTATAGGATGAAGTATCATTATGGAATGCCATTTATTATTAAAGAATATTTGATTTCTAATAGGGAGCATGATAATAGAATTAGTTCTTCTTCAGTTAAATATGATCATGTGATTGAGCATCCAGAAGGTAATTGGATGGTTAATTTGGATGAACTAAATTATGTGATGGAAAAAAATAAACAGACAAGAAATTATTCAGATGAAATTTGATTTAACAGAAGCTACCTTTATCATTCCTATCAGGATTGAATCTAATGATAGACTTAGAAATGTTATTACAACAACCGCATTTCTTTTGGAAAATTTTGATACCAATATTATCATTAAAGAAGTCGATGGAGAATCTATTTTTAGGAAAGAAGCACTTCCTATTCTGAGGAATATTCTAGATGTTGAAATTAATGTAAATCATATTTTTGAGGAAGATAATTCCCCTTCATTTCATAGACAAAAAGTTTTGAATGAAATGATTGATGAGACCAATACTAAAGTGGTTATTAATTACGATTGTGATGTAGTGTTGCCACTACATTCTTACGAGGAAGCATATCAGTCAATTCTTAATGGAACTTGTGATGTTGTATATCCCTATGGTCAGGGAATGTATCAGAAACAAGTTCATGCTACGGATGATGTGGTCTCCAAGTTTTTAGAAACTGGAGATTATGACATTCTAAATTCAAACTCAACAGAGTTCATGTCCGATTTTGGATGGGTTCAATTTTTTGATCGTCAAGTTTATATTGATGGTGGTATGGAGAATGAAAACTTCGTGGCTTATGCTCCAGAAGATAAGGAAAGATTTTACAGATTTACCACTTTAGGTTATAATGTCGGTAGAATAAGCGATTATGTTTATCATTTAGAACATGCCAGAGGACAAAACTCTTGGTTTACAAATCCTTATATGGAAAAAAATAATAATTTGTGGGAGAAAATCCAACAAATGAATACAGAAGAATTAAAAGACTATTACTCAAAGCAAGATTATCTGAAAAAGTATGGTAGTAGATAATAACAAATCAATATATAAACTCAAAAATATTGGTCCAATATATTACTTAAATCTTGATGGGCAACCAGAAAGACGTGAATATATGGAGGAACAATTTAAATATTGGGAGATTGAAAACTATACTCGCATCTCTGCTTATGACGGTAGAGAGGATGATCTGAGTGATATTATTGCGGGTCGTTATCCTGAAATGATGACCTCTGGAGAAATTGGATGTGTTACCTCTCATCTTAAGGCAATTAAGTATTGGTATGAAACTTCCGATAGTCCATACGCTGTCATTATGGAGGATGATTGTAATCTAGATCTTGTTAAGCACTGGAATTTTACATGGCAAGATTTTTATTCTCAGATTCCATATGATTGGGATGTGGTTCAAATAGCAATTATTTGTACTGGTGATATCCATGTCAAACTTCATAAGAGATTTGTAAATGATTTTTCTACGGCATGTTATCTTATTAATAGGCATCATGCTGAGAAACTTTTGAAGTTTCATGTGAAGGGTGATAAGTATCGTTTGGATAATGGAGTCAAACCTCGCCCTGTAGCGGATGATTTGATTTACAATTCTGGGAATACTTACAGCATTCCCCTTCTTCTTTATAGAATTGAATTAGGATCATCTATTCATCCAGACCATATTGATGCTTTTCATAGAGGAAATCATCAGGCATTGAGTAATTTTTGGCAGCAGAACGGTGCTTCCATTGACATCAAAGATTATATGAACTATGATCCTTATCTTGGCAGAATAACTGAAAATTCTGCCACACAGCAAAATACTTGACATGATCCCAAAGAAAGTGTTAAGATGGATACCGTGATGTGGTAGTACCGCAATTATTTGCTCTTCTACTCATTATGTCGTTTAGTAATAAAAACAAATTTTTATGAAACTCAAACAACTGATGCTTGCGCCTGTTGCTCTGGGTATGGTTGCTCCTGTTGCTGCGAATGCCGCAGATCTGAATATGGCAGCAGTCAATCAATACTCCTCTGAGCAAGTTACAAGTATTTCTCAACTTTCCGATGTCCAGCCAACCGACTGGGCATATCAAGCACTCAGCAACCTCGTAGAGCGTTATGGTTGCGTTGCTGGTTATCCTAACGGCACTTATGGTGGCGGTAGGGCAATGACCCGCTATGAGGCAGCAGCACTTCTGAATGCTTGCCTGGATCGTGTTACCGAACAGACTGATGAACTAAAGCGTCTTGCTGATGAGTTCCGCAATGAACTTACTGTAATTCAAGGTAGAGTTTCTAAACTGGAATCCCAGGTTGGACAACTTGAAGCAACTCAGTTCTCAACCACTACCAAACTTCGTGGCGAAGCAAACTTTGTTCTTGGTGGTGTCGATGATTATCAGACCAAAGGTGGTGATGTAACTCATACCGCATTCAATTACGATTTGCGTCTGAACCTGGATACTTCGTTTACTGGTAAGGATCTGCTTCGCACTCGTCTGCGTTCTGCTAACTTCAGCACCGATCCTTTTGGTTCCAGTTCTTCACTCTTCAAACTGGATAAAGCAGATAACACCACTGGTGAAAATGGCAATAACGTAGTTATTGATCGTCTGTACTATCAGTTCCCTGTATTTAACGGAAGCACTACTCTGACTGCTGGTGCTCTGGTTCGTAACACTGAAATTGCTTGGCTTCCTACTGCCTATAGTTCCAAGATTCTTGACTTCTTCCAAGTAGCAGGTGCTCCTGGCGTTTATAATAAGGCAGTTGGTTCTGGTTTTGGTGTCCAGTATGGCAACAAAGGTCTTGTTGCTGGTGTAAACTATGTGGCTCAAAACGGCAGCGATAGTGCTACAGGTGAGTTTGATCGTTCTGGTGCTCTGAACACTCTGGCACAGATCGGTTATCGTGGTGATAACTACGGTATCGCATTCGGATATCGTTATGGTACTGAAGGCACTCGTGTTCGTACTTACAATGGTCTGAATGGTGCTTCTGGTGCTCTGGTTCCTGGTCAAACCTCTAACGGTTATGCTCTGAATGCTTACTGGCAACCCACTCAGTCTGGTTGGGTTCCCTCCATCTCTGCTGGTTATGGTTGGAACACTGTAAGTGGCACTCCTAGTGATGCTACCGACAGTCAGTCTTGGTTTGCTGGTCTTCAGTGGGAAGATGTGTTTGTTGATGGTAATACCGCTGGTGTTGCTATCGGTCAGGCACCTACTGGAGAAAATCTTGAGAAGTCCACTCTTCTTGAAATCTTCTACAAGTATCAAGTGTCTGATAACATCAGTGTCACTCCTGCTATCATCTACGGAAGTGATAATCAGCGTCTTGCTGGCAACTCCTCTAACTGGGGTGGCGTAATCCAGACGACATTTAAGTTCTGATAAGTCAGTAAATCCTAACCAAATTAGGTATAAATTACTACGAGGGGTGCTTGACACCCCTTTATTTTTGCTATATAATTGTGTAATAATTCGTAATAAACGAAAAGATGACTGTAACAACCAATGATCGTGGACAGCAGAATATGTGGGCAATTGAACCACCTGTCTACATTTCTGACGAAGACGCTATCAAGTACGGGATGAAAACTCATGCAGAACGCGCTGAATCCGCTAATGGACGCTGGGCTATGGTCGGCATTGTTGCTGGGTTCATTTCTTATGCTCTCACTGGCAACCTCTACTTCGGACTCTTCTGATACTTGACAATGACTTCAATTATCTTTACAATAACTAGTGTTGCCTTCTTTGTTTTGTTGGCACACTCAGTTAATCAACTTTCAGAAACTTACTAATTTATGGCAACTTATAATGTTACTCTCCGTTCTCCCGACGGCTCCGAAACCACTATCCAGTGTGATGAAGATACTTACATTCTTGACGCAGCAGAAGAAGCAGAAGTTGACCTCCCATACTCCTGCCGCGCTGGTGCTTGTTCCTCTTGTGCTGGTAAAGTAATTGAAGGAACCGTTGATAATGATGATCAAACGTTCCTTGACGATGATCAACTTGCAGACGGTTTCATTCTCACTTGTACCGCGTATCCTAAGTCTGATTGCGTAATTCTTATTGAACAGGAAGAAAATCTGTGAGTGCTGACATGCTTGGGCAATTCAATCTTGCCCTTCAAGAACTTGTCGAATCTGGTGTATGGGATCGAGATGTAGAACTAGAAGTCAAGATCGCAGGCACTCTTAAGAATGATAAGTTTATCGTTATTAAACCAATTAAAGAAAGAATGGTTTGTAATCCAGACCCAGAACTTAAACAAAAACATCCTTATCAAGGAGAAAAACAATGAGCAAATTTTTTACAGAAAAAGCAGAAAGAATTAATGGTTGGGCTGCAATGATTGGAATTATTGCTGCAATGGGTTCTTATGCCGCAACTGGCCAAATTATTCCTGGAGTGTTTTGATGGAGGTTAAAATGCGTAAAGAACAATATCAAGTTCCTCAAGTAGAATTTGTATTTCGTGAGAATGGTGAATTCGTAAATCGTACATCCTCAGAACTTTTTGATGGAAAGCGTGTTGTCATTTTTAGCCTGCCTGGTGCTTTCACTCCTACTTGCAGTGCCTATCAGCTACCTGGATTCGAAGAGAAATATGACGACTTTCTTGGTCTTGGCATCGACGATATTTACTGCATCTCTGTTAATGATGGGTTTGTGATGAATGCCTGGGCACAGGACCAGAACATCAAAAATGTAAAACTCATTCCTGACGGAAATGCATATTTCACACGTTCTATGGGAATGCTTGTCAATAAGTCTAACCTTGGTTTCGGTGATCGCTCTTGGCGTTATGCTGTGGTCGTGGATAACGGAATCATCGAAAAACTATTCGTTGAAGAGGGGCAACGGGACAATGCCGCCACCGACCCTTACAGAGAGACTACTCCAGAAAATGTTTTCGAATACGTAAAATCTAAGGTTAGGGAATCCGTTTCTATTTAAATATAACTTAAAGCGCCTCTTGGAGGCGCTTTTTTTATAAATATTCTCAGTGTCTTTAGAAATATCAGATGACATTAGATCTTCATAACTTTTTCAAGTATTATGATGATGGTAATGCGAATCATGTGGCAGCAGTCCAATGGTTAGAGGATAACCTTCCTGCTCAATTTATGGATGATTCGGAAACTGATTGGGTTAGTATTTTCAGAACCAAACCACCAACCCCAGCAGTTTTAGATGTTCCATACTTCAACCAAGTAGATAATTACAGAGATGCACATAGAACTTGTAATAGTTCGTCATGTGCTATGTGTCTTGCTTTCCTCAAGCCAGGAAGCATTAAAGGTGATGATGAATATGTCAAGAAAGTATTTGAGATTGGTGATACGACTGATCATGCCGTACAGACAAAGGTTCTGGCAGCTTATGGTGTTAAGTCACACTTTAGTTACAATCTTTCTTTTGCTGATATTGATAAGAGTCTTGATGCTGGCAAACCTGTCGTTATTGGTATCTTGCATCGCGGTTCTTTATCTGCACCTACTGGTGGGCACATGTGTGTTGTGATTGGCAAGACACCAGATGGAAAGGGATATTTTGTAAATGATCCTTATGGATCCCTCAACGACAATTATACTGGTCCTGTGACTAACGGTAAGAAAACTATCTATACAAAAGCAGTTCTCAAGCACCGTTGGTGTCCAGGAGGGAATGATGGCTGGGGAAGAATCTTCGATTAATTTTAAAAGGAAGATGTTTAAGGTCATTCAAGATCTTAATGAAAAGGGAAAACATATAGAAGCACAACAACTTTATCAAAAGTATTTCGGAGGACAAAATGGCAAGAATTGATTTACACAACTTTTTTAAATTTTATGATGATAGAAATCCAAATCATGTAAAAGCAGTTCAGTGGTTAGAAGACAATCTACCAAATAAGTTTCTTGAAGATAATGTAGATTGGGCTGAAATCTATCGCGGAAAAAAGTCTAGTGCTGCTGGAGCATCAGGTTCATCCTCTGCTCTCGCAGCATCTTCTTCGCCTGCTTCTGTGGGTGGTGATGATGTTCCGATGATGGGAATTAAGTTAATTAAGGAATTTGAAGGATGTAGACTGGATGCTTATCCAGATCCCCTCAGTGGTAATTTACCAATCACTATTGGTTGGGGTTGTACCCGTAAAAAAGATGGATCCCCATTCCATATGGGTGATAAAATTACTCAAGCAGAAGCAGATGAACTTCTAATTGATGAGTGTAAAAAGCACTTTTTACCTTCACTTCGTAAAATTCCACATTGGGGAGAAATGTCTGATGGAAAGAGGGGAGCTCTGCTCAGCTTTGCTTATAATCTTGGTGCCGGTTTTTACGGTGGCAATGACTTTAATACTATTACTAAACGCTTGAAGAATAAAGAGTGGGACTTAGTTCCCGATGCATTGTATCTCTACAGAAATCCAGGTTCAAATGTAGAAGCAGGACTTGCTCGTAGAAGAAAGGCTGAAGGTGAAGCTTGGAAAAAAGGTTAACCTTACACAACAAACTCACTAAAATGGAAACACCAAACAAAAGAGAAAAGTGTATGAGTACTGTTATTCGTGTTGCTATTTTGAGTTGGTCTGCCGCTCTTCTCACGGCAAGTTATGCGGGACTTCTTGCTAAGATGGACCCGACATTTATAGCAACAGTGTTCACTGCCTCTGCTGCTACCTTTGGCATTAATACTATGAAGAAAGGTGGAGACGATGATGACGAAAAAAAGTCTGAAGCAAAAAGAGAGGAGTTTGTAGAAGCACCTCCAACACCTGTTGAAGAAGCAGTCGTGGAGGAAGTTGTTGAACAAACAGCAAGTGAAGAACCATTAGTTCAAACTGGTTATAAAGAAGAAACTTCTCTTGAAGAAAGAGTAGAAGCTTTAGAAGCGAAAGTTGATGAAGAAAAACCCTACTCAAGAGGAGATCTCTGATGGCAAAGTCTGCTAACAAAGGTAAGAAAGGATCTGGTGGTGCTGGATCGGCAAATAATAAAAAGCAGAATTCTGGCAATGCTAATGCCAAAAAGGCAAAGAATGGTGGTAAGAAAAAATGATTGAAATTTTGGTATTGACTGTTGTGGGACATACAGTAATTGGACCTAACTTATGCCAAACAGATTATTTACATAAAAATGAAATTTACACATTTACTTACCCATGCCACGAGAATGGAACACTCCTAAACGAGAGTGTTGGAATGCTCCAATCCACAAAATACTCCAAGCAATAGACAATCACACCCGTCTTTATATGGAGACGGGTGATTTTTGGCATGAAGAACATGCCCAGATATTGAGAAAATATGTAAAAGATTTGAAAGTCTGGATTCATAAACAAGAAGAGGGATGGAACGAATGAAAAAAATCCTTACAGCAATAGGTTTATCTTTAACCTTAACACTTCCCGCAATAGCAAATTCACTTGAACCAAAACAACCTACAGTGAGACCTTATAGTTTAGAGGCAATGGGTTGTATGATACTTTTAGAATGTATGGATGGACTAGAAAAACTCACTCCAGAATCAAAAGTCTTTGAAGATCCCGACTTTGATCCTTTTAGGGATGAGATTAAAAGAATTATTTCAGCACTCAACAACTTAAAAATTGGAGTATATCTTTCCCCTTCTAGATATTTTACTCCAAGGACAGTAGGACTTTATAAACCAAACTACAATCGTTTCTTTATTAATGAAACTCTTTTACAAGATAAAAGAGAGTTTCTTGGAACTTTAAGACACGAAGGTTGGCACGCAGTTCAAGATGCTATGGGTGGGGGACTACAAAATGGATTTATGGCTCAAGTACATCAAGATTCTGAGATTCCTGCTTGGGTTATGAAATCAACTAGACTTACATACGAATCAATGATGCAGAGTCGTGCTGTCCCCTGGGAAGCAGATGCTAATTGGGCAGAAGAACAATCCAATGTAACTGCAGAAAAACTTGAGATGGCAGCAAAGGGTCCATTGTGGGAACAAATTGAACCAACACCAATGACAAAAGAATGGTTGATTGGTTGTGGATGGATGAAACCACAAGATGGTTTATATCCCTATTATCCAAATAAGAAAATACAGTATTGTACGGAAGGTAAATATTGATGGATCAGTTTCCTTGGGGTGTTGTAATAATATTATCATCTGGTCTTGCTTTTACTGCATACATCATTTACTACATACTAAAGTTAGCATCTGAGGAGATGAATGATGAAGAACCTAGCACTCATTCTGTCAGCAACAAGTTTGGCAATTAGTGGAGCACTTTGTTATGGTGCTTATGTGACTTATAAAAAAGCAGAAGCAATTCTGAATAATCCTGAAGAATTTGTAGGAAAGGTTGTAGAAAATCAAGTGAATAAAGCATTTGAGAAATTACCTATTCCTAAACTAAATACTGAGAAGTTCAAATTACCATTCTAATAAATACCTAAAAAGTATTCATAAAAATGGACGCACAAGATTTTCGTAGTCTTCAAGAAGCATATATGGAAGTTGTTGAAAATCAACAGCAACTTGATGAAGCAAAAGTTGATGATACTATGGATGATTGGAAGAAAATGAATGTTCGTGACAAAAGACATATTGATAGATTAAGTCCAAAAAACAGAAGACGATTGGATATGATTGTTAGATCCGGTGATACGAGTGTAAATCAAAATAGGCAGCAAGCACATAAACAAAGGAGAGGTAAAGGAAAACCCACTGCAAGAAGTATTGGAGGTTCGGGTTTTCACGGGAAATATTATCAATCTCAACAAGAAAAAAAAGCATCTAAGATAAGTCCAGAAGAAATTAAAAAAAGAAAAAGAGAGGATATGAGAAGAAGAATGTCAAATGCTGCTGAGAGGCAGGGACTTTCTGACCAATATGACCTCTACGACATCATCCTCTCACACTTACTTGATGAAGGATATGCTGAAACACCAGAAGCAGCAGAAGCAATTATGGTGAATATGAGTGAAGAGTGGAGAGATTCTATTCTTGGATGATAAATATTAGTGCTTGTTTGTGGTTATTCAAGCAAAGGATTGGGAGCAGAAATGCTCCTTTTCTTGTATAAATAACTATAACCACAAACAAAGCAGATGGAATATTATACTTACGCATACTTGCGGGAAGACGGAACACCTTATTACATCGGTAAAGGTAAAGGGTTTAGATTGTATGTTAAAAAAAGAATTGTACCTTTACCAAGTAAAGATAGAATAATATATCTAAAAAGAAATCTAACAGAACAAGAGGCAATCAAACACGAAATTTATATGATTGCTGTTTATGGTAGAAAAGATAATGGGACTGGGATTTTGAGAAACCTTACTGATGGTGGTGAGGGAACTTCTGGTAAGATTATTAGTGAAGAACAAAAGAAATCTCATAGTTTGAGGATGAGTGGTATAAATCACCCTTTTTATGGTAAGACTGCTTCAAAATCTCATAGAGAAAACATAAGTAATGCTTTATCTGGTAAGAAAAAAACAAAGGAACATATAGAAAAACTACCACAAAATAAGAAAGGAGCAGTTCGTTCCCAAGAATTCAAGGACAAAAGAAAAAATTATATGACTGGGAGAAAGTGGTGGAATGATGGTGAAGTTGAAAGACTTTTTGGTCGTAATGAAGTTCCTGAATGTGGATGGGTTCAGGGAAGAATATATAGTAAGAGTAAATCAAATTAAATAAATGGCAGATAAAGACCCATACATTTATAGGATTAAATCAGTTTTAAAAGTTGTAGATGGTGATACAATAGATGCGTCAATAGATTTAGGGTTTGATATAAGTTTAGAAAAAAGAATTCGTCTTGCTGGTGTCGATACCCCAGAGAGCAGAACAACTGATGCAAAAGAAAAAGCACTTGGTCTTGAAGTTAAAGAATGGCTCAAGAAAAAGTTAGATGGACAAACTGATATTATTGTTAAAACAGAACTCCCAGATTCTACTGAGAAATATGGTAGAATTCTGGGATATTTGTTTATTGGAGATGCTGAAGTATCTGCAGTCAATAAAAAGAAATCAGTCAATCAACAAATGGTTGATGAGGGACTGTGTTGGGAATATGATGGTGGGACAAAGAAAAAAGATTTTGCTTTATTGGAATCTAGGAGACAGAAATGATTTATTTTAATATCGTTAGACTATTCATTATCATTTGGGCAGCATTTATGATTTCTGCTGTTGAGTCTGTTGCGATTAGAACAGAAGGTCAAGTAGAACTGGAAAGCACAAGTCGTGATGCTTACGCAAAAGTCCTTGTGCTTGCGGTAGGTTCTTTTCTTGGCGATGCTGCTTTTAAGTTAAGGAATAAAAAATGAAACTTTTTATCTTAGATATTTTAATAGTTCTAAGATTATTAACAAATGATGGTATAATGCTTGAGAATAGAAGACCTATTCCCAAGAGACAACCACCAGAAGTGATTCGTTTTGTTAGGAGATTGTTAGGAGACCAGCACGAAAAGGACGTAAAAAATCTTTACAATCTGATACAACTTTATTAAATAGTAAAGATTTGTTTACGGTGATACAGGATGACAACTTCACCAGCAAAGGATAAACGTAAGGAAGAGAAGGATAATATCTTTTTGGAAATTCTTTCTAACGTTTTAATCCAATTGCCAGTTATGGTTATTATGTGGATTATTTCTAAGTTTGATTGGGATTAAATAGATAATCTAGCAGATAATTTTTTAGCAACTTTTTTAGCAGGGGCAAAGAGAGGTTTAAATCTTTCTTTGCCTTCTTTTGTGAACTTATCTTTTATTACATCATCAATAATAATTTTATTATCAATCTCATAGAGAGCATTGATTTCAACTTGATCACGAATATATTGTTCCACATTAGATACTTGTTCCACTAAACGAGTTCCATCTGCGGAGTATTCGAATATATCAATATGTCCCGCTTCTGCCATAACATAGTGAAGAACGGGTTTAACTTGCTTGATCTTGATTTTAAATTTGTTTTTGGTCGCTTCTCTGATTACTGGTTCGGCGGCATTTTTTACAAGATTTAATACCTGTGTAGCAACCATTGTAGCGGCAGTTGTAACTACTGCGACAGCACCAGCCGTAGCAACAAGAGAAGGATCAGGTAAATTAATATTGGCTCCAAGGACTGTAAAGGTTGGGGTAGGTTTATCTGCTGGTATTTCAGCAACAGGTGTTTGGGTGGGAGGGGTTTGAGCAACCTGAGAAGGTTGAGGTGTATGGGTTGGTGGTGGTAACTGTGGTTTGGGATCGGGTAAACCTCTAGTTTTATCTTGCGGTTGTTCTTGTGCTTTTTGTTCTTTTCTTACCGCAGCATCAAACTCTGATTGGGTTGGAACTTTTACAACTGGATATTGTATCGTTGGATCTGGAACATCTACTATGGGAACCGCTAGACCACGAATTAGGGAAGCATTTACTTCCTGAAGAACTGGTTTATCTATGCTTGGAATGATAGATGGAGGAATCCGACTAATGTTTGTATTTGGAACACTAATCGGATTATTTCCGATTATCCTTATTTGATTAGCATTAATTGGATTGATTGGTTCCATTAGATTTCTTGGACATTTCTTTATACATATCACCCATATCATCGTTATATGTAATAGTTTGTTGTGGAACTACTACATTAATGTCCGCACAGATTTTATAGTATGGACTTGTTGGGAAGAAATCAATACCTGCTTTTTTTGCTTCACCACATTTCAGTAATCTTACAAGTTCGAAGTCTAATCGTGCTTTATCTGCTTCTGCTTGCTGTCTTGAAATTTCAACTCTTACTCTTGATTTGCAAAGTTCTTGTAGTGATCCATCTAGAGGAACATTAAATCCCATTGATACGCCAGCATTTCCAGAATAGGAATTAAATTGCTCTGGATCTTGACTTGCATTTCCATTTCCAATCACAAAAGGTGCTATTGAAAATGTTGGTCCTTGACAACTAACTCCTGATCCGTAAGTATTAACTGCGTATGGTCCTTGTAATACTTGAACAGCTTGATTAGTAACATTGCCTGTAGCGGAAGCAGAAGGACCAGCAATATTAGTATTACTAGGAGCAGATTGAGCAAATGCCGTGCCACTGGTAATTATTGCGTAAAGACAGACATTGATGTAGTTTTTGATTGAGTTTCTGTGGTGCGATCTATCCATGTTTCTTTTGCCACTCCAGGTCCGAGATAGGTTTCGCTGAACTGGAATGGCGCACCAGGAGTCATAATAGAATAACCAGCACCACGCTGAGGTGTACTGGGAATGTTGATGTTAGTTCCAGTTACAGTATACGATTCACCAGTTGTATATTCAACTTGACGAATTGTTTCTACTATTTTTGTAGTTGATTCTGTGGTTGCGTTTATTGTGCCTCTAGTAAAATTAGGCACAACACTTTCAGCTAGGGCAGGACAAGAAAACCCTAGCAGGAACAACCCTGCTAGGATATGTTTCATTTGAATACGCTCAATTCAATTGATCTTTGAGCAGTGGCAGAAGTTCCAGCACCACCAGCAGTTACAGTAGGAACACCAGTTGGGGAAAGAGTTCCTGCGAGAGATCCTTTTTCTCCA